AAGCCCAGTAGCAAAACTGGGGAACGCTATCTTCCTGAAGCTGCAATCAAGGCTCTATCACCACAGGAGTACGCAGCGACAACTAGAGCTAAAAGAAAAGGCACAAAAGCAGGTAAACAATTCGTCAAACAGCCAAAGGGCATCGCAAAGAAAACACGAGCGTATAGAAAGGTAAAGTAAATGATTGTAGAAGCATGGTTTGCAGTAGCAGTAATGGTAGGAGTAAGTAATGATGGTATGCAAGACCTACTCGTATTTAGACAGCCCAAGCATGGGCATTTTCATAGTTCAATAGAGTGTCAAACTTTTGTAAATGAAAATCCTTTACCTTTGATACAGACAATGGTTAAGTTCTATGGGCAAAGACCTGTAGAAAGAATTTTGTGTGTTAGAGAAGATAGATTAAAAAACTTTATTAACGAACAAAAGAGTGTTGATAGCTGATGCTATATGAACCTACCTGTGAAATATGTGGCAGTCACATTGAAGATGAAAGATGTGAAGTGTGTGAAAACACAGGCGACAATGGTGCTTGGGTAGAAGAGGTTATAAAGGAAAAAGATGACAAAAGTTCTAAATGAAAAACAACAAAAGTTTATGGCTGTCTTGTTTGACGGTGCAAACGGTGACGTTGTTACAGCTAAGAAGATGGCAGGGTATGCAGACACCACAGCTACCAGTGACGTTATACGAGGTTTAAAAGACGAGATAGCTGAAGCAACAAAAGAATATATGGCTCGTGTTGCACCAAAAGCTGTTGTAGCAATGGGCAATGCTCTTGTTGATCCAACAGAGCTAGGCATACGAGACAAAATGACTGCAGCAAGAGATTTACTAGACAGAGCAGGTTTTATGAAAACAGAGAAGATAAATGTAGAATCTTCAGGCGGTGTATTTGTGTTACCTGCAAAAGAAGGAAAGAATGAGTAGCGAGGAACTAGGGTTTTGGATGTTACCAAAGCCTGACATGTTTATAAAGAGTTGGAATAGAATACCAAGAGTAGCAAGAACAATACCATTTGGCTACGAGATAGATACTGAAGATGAAGACTTCTTAGTTCCAATAAGTATACAGCTAGACGCATTAGATAAAGCAAAACAGCATCTAAAGCAATATAGCTATAGAGAAGTGGCAAACTGGCTAACAAAGCAAACAGGCAGATATATATCACACACTGGTTTAAGAAAAAGAATAGAAGTTGACAGAAGACGTAAGAAAGCAATTACAATTAAACGTAAGTTCGCCCGAAGGCTCGAAAAAGCGATTAATGAAATCAAGAAGCTCGAAGAGCAATCCATCGACTGCTTCACCATCAATAACAACGCAAGAGCCTGAAGCACCTATAGTTCTACCAGAACCCTCAGAGGTAGAGCCTGAAGTTCTGTTTAAACCAAATGACGGACCACAAACAGACTTCTTAGCCTCTTCAGAACGAGAGGTCTTATACGGAGGAGCAGCAGGAGGCGGTAAGTCTTTTGCAATGTTAGCTGACCCACTACGCGGTATAAACAACCCAAACTTTAGTGGATTGTTAGTTCGACACACAACAGAAGAGTTAAGAGAACTCATACAAAAATCTCAGGAGTTATATCCAAAAGCAATTCCGGGGATTAAGTGGTCAGAACGAAAGTCACAGTGGGTGAGTCCTAAGGGGGGCAGACTGTGGATGTCATACCTAGACCGTGACCTAGACGTAATGCGATACCAAGGTCAAGCGTTTAACTGGATAGGATTTGACGAACTTACGCAATGGTCTACACCTTTTGCTTGGGACTATATGCGATCACGACTTAGAAGTACAGATCCATCACTCGGACTGTATATGCGAGCAACAACGAACCCCGGAGGGGCAGGACATCAGTGGGTTAAAAAGACGTTTGTAGATCCCTCACCTGCAAACACACCGTTTTGGGCAACAGAGTTAGAGAGTGGTAATGTTATTACATTTCCAAAAGGTCATAGCAGAGAGGGGCAACCTCTTTTTAGAAGACGCTTCATACCTGCTAATTTGTTTGACAATCCTTATCTAGCTGAGTCAGGTGACTATGAGGCAATGCTACTGTCTCTACCTGAACACCAAAGAAGGCAGTTATTAGATGGGGACTGGGATGTAGCAGAAGGTGCTGCATTTCCTGAGTTCAACAGAAAGGCACATGTGGTAGAACCATATAAGATACCTGCCAGTTGGACAAAGTTTAGAGCGTGTGACTACGGTTATGGAAGTTACTCTGCTGTAGTTTGGATAGCCATAACACCTGCAGAACAACTTGTTATATATAGAGAGTTGCAGGTATCAAAAGTTCTAGCAGTAGACTTAGCAGACATGATACTACAGTTAGAAGCAGACGATGGTAGAATACAGTATGGAGTTTTGGATAGTTCGCTCTGGCACAAACGTGGAGACACAGGACCTAGCCTAGCAGAGCAGATGATTGTAAGAGGATGTAGGTGGCGACCCTCAGACAGAAGTAAAGGAAGTAGAGTTGCAGGTAAAAACGAATTACACAGAAGACTACAAGTGGATGAGTTCACTCAAGAGCCTCGTATGGTTGTATTCAATAATTGTACAAACCTCATCTCTCAACTGCCCTCTCTACCACTCGACAAGAAAAACCCAGAGGATGTAGATACTAACGCAATGGATCATATGTACGATGCACTACGATATGGCATAATGACCCGACCAAGAAGTTCCATTTGGGACTATAACCCTGTAAATCAGCGAACAGGCTTTCAAGTCGCTGACCCTAGTTTTGGATATTAAATATGGCAGAAGATAATGAAGTAGCATTTGACACTGATGGTGTCTCAGCGATGCAGGACAACGATCCTGCTATTCGCTCAGAAAGTGACGTAGTGAGTTTTGTACAAAACAGATTTAAACGAGCAGAAGATGTAAGACAACAAGACGAACAACGATGGCTTAAAGCGTATAGAAACTACAGAGGATTATATGGTCCTGATGTACAGTTTACCGAAACAGAAAAGTCTAGGGTATTTGTAAAAGTAACAAAGACTAAAACACTTGCGGCATACGGACAGATAATAGATGTTCTTTTTGGTAACACTACTTTTCCTCTCACGGTTAATCCAACTAAGTTGCCAGAGGGTGTAGCAGAGTCGGTTCACATAAACATAGACCCAAATGCAGAGCAAGGATTAGACGATCTTAAAAAGGCTTTTGAAGATAAACCTTCAGAGCCTTATTTATTTTCACCAGATGGAAAATTAAAGCCGGGAGAAACTATTGCTGACTTACAAAATAGATTAGGTCCTATAACAGACAAACTCGGAAACGTATCCGAAAAACTGATAGAAGGTGACGGACAGACACAAACTACTGTTACCTTTCATCCTGCAATGGTTGCGGCTAAGAAGATGGAAAAGAAGATACATGACCAGTTAGAAGAGTCAGGAGCAAACAAGCAACTACGAAATACAGCATTTGAAATGGCACTGTTTGGAACAGGTATTATGAAAGGACCTTTTGCTTTAGACAAAGAGTATCCTAACTGGAATGAAGATGGTAATTATGACCCAACGGTAAAAACTGTGCCTTCAACAGATCACGTATCTATATGGAACTTTTATCCTGACCCTGACGCTTACAATATGGATGAAGCAGAATATTGTGTGCAGAGACATAAACTGTCTAAAACACAAATGCGTAATCTAAAAAACAGACCATACTTTCGTGGAGAGTCTATAGAAGAGTGTCTTGATATGGGGCCGCAGTATGATAAAAAATACTGGGAAGATGATATGAAGGACTACGCTATAGAAAATTACTCAGAGCGTTATGAAGTCTTAGAGTTTTGGGGATACGTTGATGCAGACATACTAGAAGAGAATGGTGTTGATATACCTGCAGAGTTGGCAGATGTGGAACAGCTAAATTGTAATGTGTGGGTATGTCAAGGGCATGTTCTAAGAATGGTGCTAAACCCATTTAAGCCTGTGCGTATACCTTACTATGCTGTGCCTTATGAGCATAATCCTTACAGCTTCTTTGGTGTGGGTATTGCAGAAAACATGGATGATACACAGACATTGATGAATGGCTTTATGCGTATGGCTATAGACAATGCTGCATTAAGTGGTAATCTAATTATGGAGGTTGACGAGACTAACCTAGTCCCCGGACAAGACCTTAGTGTATATCCCGGAAAGATATTCAGAAGACAAGGCGGCGCTCCGGGTCAAGCTATCTTTGGCACAAAGTTTCCAAATGTAGCTGCAGAGAACATGCAACTATTTGACAAAGCTAGAGTGCTATCAGATGAGAGTACAGGCTTTCCATCCTTTGCTCACGGACAGACGGGCATACAGGGCGTAGGACGTACAGCATCAGGTATATCTATGTTGATGTCTGCAGCCAACGGTTCTATCCGTAATGTTGTGAAGAATGTAGATGACTATTTGTTAGCACCGATGGGTAAAGCGTTCTTTAGTTTTAATATGCAGTTTGACTACGACCCAGACATAAAGGGTGACTTGGAGGTCAAAGCTCAGGGTACAGAAAGCTTGATGGCTAACGAAGTGCGTAGCCAAAGACTAATGCAGTTTCTACAAGTTGCATCTAATCCTGCACTCGCACCGTTTGCAAAGATGGATTATATAATTAGAGAGATTGCAAAAGCTATGGATCTTGATCCTAACAAGGTCACAAATAGCTTGCAAGATGCTGTGATACAGTCTGAGATATTTAAGAAGTTTCAGCAACAACAACCACAGCAACCACAAGCCCCACAACCACCTGAAGGAGGACAAGTACCACCTGCACCTGCAGGAGCAAATGTACAAGACACATCAGGCGGTGGTGGATCACAAATAGGTGTAGGTACAGCACCACTACCCGATGAAGAAGGATTTACAGGTAATGTCTAAGATTAAAGAGTTAACGAATAATAAAGAACTATGGGAAGCTTTTGTAGAGGAGCTACAACGATCTATAATAAACTATCAACGCACAATGGAGCAGACCGAAAAGCCATCTGACATCTACAGATTGCAAGGTGCTATCTCTGCTCTTAGGCGCATGATGCAACTAAGGGACATGATGAATAATGGAAAGACCTGAAAAACTTAATGAAGAAAAGCAAATGAATTTTGCATTTATGAATGAGGGAGGTGTACTCGCTGATGATGGTGTGGATCGTGACCCTGTAAGTGGTAATGAAGTTCCTTCAGGTAGTATGGCAGAAGAAGTGAGAGATGATGTTCCTGCCATGCTTAGTGAAGGCGAATACGTTGTTCCTGCAGATGTTGTTAGATACCACGGCATACAAACATTTGAAGAACTACGTAATGAAGCCAAGATGGGTTTACAGAGAATGGAAGCAGATGGACGTATAGGTGGACAGCCAGTAGAGGAACAAGACGAACTACCTTTCTCTTTAGAGGAGTTAGAGGTAACAGAAGCGTACAGAGGTGGTATCATGGGTTTTCAAGAGGGTGGTGATACTGGCACTTATGAAGATACCTTTGGTGGTCCTTTTGTTGCAAACCAAAGATATGGAACAGTAGGCGCAGGACCTACACAACTAGGTTTTCAATTACGTAATTTTACAAGTTCTGTTACAGGCAAAACTGTAACTGTACCGTTCTATAATGGCAAACCGATGCAGTACATACCACCAGAGTTTACAGCTTCTGACGTAGCAGGAAGTGGTGGCTCAGGGGGTGTATCTGACGATAGGGATAGACAGGAGCGTGAAGCGGAACTAGCTAGAAATACTGGTGCTGCAGGTTCTGCTTTTGGTCTTCCAAGTGGCTTTGACAGTATGCCAAGCACTCCACCTAAAAAAATTAGTGAAATGTCACCTGATGAGTTATTAGAGGTAAAAAATGCTAGAGACACTATAGGAGGTAAGTTATTATCTGCTGTGCCTGTAGTAGGTTTTTTAATGGGACTACAAGAAAATCAAGTAAAAAGCGCAGCTTTTGAAATACTTAAAAATAATAAAAACCCTGCAACAGGGGAAAAATTAAATGCTGCAGATGTTTCTGCATTAAGAGCTATTACAGAAGGACCTGAGAGAAAAGGTGCGTTAGAGATTATTGGAGAATGGATGACAGGACAGAAGTTTTTTGATCCTAATCCAAGAATAGGGTATGAGAGTGGTCAGGATTTCAGACAAATGTATCCTGACATATTAAAGACAGAATATAAACCTGCACCTAAGACTGCTCCTGATTTTGTTACAATGTCAGAAATAGGAACATCTGATCCTACACCTGTAGATACGCAAACTCAAGAGATGTTTCCTACAGAATTAGGGCAACAAGAGTCAGGCTTTGCTGATGCCACGGTAGCAGAACAAGCAGAAAATATATTAGCGGATGAAGAGGTTGCTAAAACTGAGAAAGCTCGAAAAGCTAATAAAGATGCAGGAGAACGTCTTGATAAAATACTAAGACCTTTTGTTAATTTATTTACTAATATAAAAGGTGATGATGATCCTGATGATGCTTTTGGTGCTGTAATGGCAAGTGATATGTCTGGCTACACAGGACCTTTAGCATTAAGTGGTGATGTATCGCAGTTAATAGGGGATGATGCTGATGCAAGTTTAATTATTAACTCTCTAGCTAAGGCAGGTCTTTCTGGCACTGATGTTGATTATCGTGGTATCTTATCAAAAGTAGCCGTTGAAAGTAAAGAGTATAAACAATTAATAGAAACAAGTATGAATTATGACCATCAACCTTTTATAGACAACTTTGGAATGGATAGGTATAATTTAGCCAAAGATATGTTAAGACCTAAGGGTTCAAAAGCAAGTGATGTAAATAGACCTGCTACTGAAAATATTCCTGCTCTATTTGAGATAGCATATGGTAATAGAAAAGATTTAGGAAATACTCAACCTAATGATGGGTATAAATTTAGAGGCAGGGGTTATATTCAATTAACAGGAAGGTTAAACTATGCTAACGTAGGAAGCAAGCTAGGTGTAGACTTGATAAATATGTCAGAGCAGGAACTTAATAACTGGTTTAGTAATAAGGAAAATTCAGCAGATGCTACGGCAGCATACTTTGCTACAAAAAAAGATGAAGGCTATAATCTTGCTAGTATATACGGTATTAACAAGGCTGTAGGGGGAACTGTAGGAGGAAAAGCAAAAGCTGTAAAGATATTTGAAGAACGACACGCTAATAAACCGCGTATCACAACGACTATACCTGATAGTGCTTTAACCCAAACTCAGGCACGACAAAAACCTACGGAGGATAGACCACAAACACTAGGAGTTCCTTTTACTCCTACCTCTGAGCAGTTACCTAGTCAACTAGGAGAACAGGCTTCTGGCTTTGCACAACCACCACAAGATGTCTCACAACTATATGGCAGAGGCTTTACACCAGAGCAAGCGTCACCTAATCTTTCTAGGTTTGAGCCTATAGAGAGTGCTACAAGTGGATCATTTAGAGATCTTATGTCAAGCCCACAGTATACAGGTCAACAGTTTCCCACACAGTTAGGAGAACAAGCGTCAGGTTTTGCAGAACCAACACCTGTGCAAGACGTATCACAGCTATACGGTAGAGGCTTCACTCCTGAGCAAATAGGTCAAGATCCACGAAGAGCAGACATACAAAGTAGACTTGCTAGGAGTAAACAACCAAAAACTGCTACTATGTTTAGAGGTCTTGGTGCTGAGTATGATAAAGCCAAAGAACAATCTAGTTTAGCTACATTGCAAAAAAACATACAACGAACAGGAGAAATACAACCTCCTAGTGTGGATGACCAGATGGCAAGTATAAATCTTCCTTCAACAGTAAGGGAGAGAACAGAAGCATTTGAACCGTCAGGTATATCTCCCGGTGGAATGGGAGGAAGATTGCCACAGGTGGGTGAACCATTATCCAGACCTATGCTAGATAAAGTAGAATTACCTGATATGACACCTTTCAAGGATAAAGACGTATCAAAGCTATACGGAAGAGGTTTTAAGCCAGAAGATATAGGTACAGACCCAAGTGTTAAGAAAGATAAAAAACCTAAAACAAAAGCAAAACCTAAAGAAGAGAAGAAAAAAGAAGAGAAAAAAGAAGAACCCAAGAGAGAGGAAAGAAAAGTTCCCGGAGTTAGTATGGATAAAGCAAGAGAGGCGAGTAATGACGTATTTATGGCGACAGGAGATGCTTTTGCGGCAGATAGAGCATATCACGAAGCATTTACAGGTTTTACAGCCTCAGGAGAGTTATCCCCTACCTACGGGTATAAAGAGGGTGGTTTAGCCTCTAAATCTAAAAAAACTAAACCAAAAAAGCGTAACGTCAAGAAAGGTCTTGGCGGTAAAATGGCTACCTGATGAAAATCAGCCCCAACAATAGGAGTAAATATTATGCCAGAGTTAGAAAACGTAGAAAAAGTAAAAGTAGCAGGATTTGTTGATCCACGATCACGCAAAAACAAAAACGCAGAGCGTATTAAAAAAGACGAGGAGGAACTACAGGAACTTCTCAAAGCCAGAGAGGAAGGAACTACACCTGCTGAAGAGGTCAAAGAGGCATCTAATCCTGAAAAGGGAGAGGAAGCATCAAAAGAGGATCAGGATCTTTCAAAAGAGGAGTTATCTTTTAAGAAAAGATACGGTGATCTACGCAGACACATGGCAGATAAAGATAAGAAGACTGATGAAAGAATTAAAGCTCTCGAAGCACAGCTTTCCAAAGCTGCTAAAAATGAGTTGGTTCTTCCTAAATCTGAAGAAGAGATAGCAGAGTGGGCTAGTAAATATCCCGATGTAGCAGGAATAGTAGAGTCTATAGCTGATAAAAAGGCTAGAGAACGATCTGACGATCTTGATAAACGCATGAAGGATATTGAAACATTACGAGTGCAAGCTACGAAAGAGAAAGCAGAAGCAGAGCTTTTAAAGCTTCACCCTGACTTTGTAGAAATAAGAGAGGATGATAAGTTTCATGACTGGGCAGAAGCTCAACCCAAATGGGTTCAAGATGCCTTATATGAAAATGTTGACGATGCAAAGTCTGTAGCAAGAGTTATAGATCTTTACAAAGTTGACAACGGTATTAAAAAGGGTAGTAGTAAGTCTGCTGCATCCGCTGTTAATACTAGATCAAAAGCTTCCCCAACAGCAGATGAGTCTAACAACTACATTAGGGAATCCCAAGTAGATAAAATGTCAGACAAAGAGTATGCTAAAAATCAGGAAGCTATTATGGAAGCAATGCGAACAGGTAAATTTGTATATGATTTATCTGGTGCAGCACGATAAAAAAGTGTTGACAAGGCACTGTTTTTAAATATAACTAACACGTACAAACATACAATGTCTGACTACCTACGATAAGTATAGACCCAATTTGTTTGAAATCATGTAATCAAACATCATTGCAACTCTAAAAAACCGTAGCCTCTGATAGCAAACTGTTTATTTTAACCTAGCCTAAGGAGGAATCAATATGGCTTTTACGACTGCTTCAGGTTATGGCAATTTACCTAATGGTAATTTTTCGCCAATAATCTACTCCAAACAGGTTCAGCTTGCTTTTCGTAAGTCAACTGTTGCAGGAGATATAACCAACTCTGACTATTTCGGAGAAATTGCTAATCAAGGCGATACCGTCAGGATTATCAAAGAGCCTGAAATATCAGTTAAATCA